CGCGGGCTCTTCATTGTTGCTGAGTTCTATTCAACCCCCGACGCTCAACAGGTACGCCAACGCCTCGCCGAGAAGCAGGCGCGCGGCCGGCGCCAGGGTATGAGCATCGGCTATCGGGTGAAGTCCGCTGAGAAGCGCAACGGCGTTCGCTACCTTGAAGAGATTGACGTCATGGAAGCGAGCGTCGTGACTGTCCCGGCAAATCCACAGGCGCAGGTCAGCGCCATCAAGCAATCCGACCCTCAACTGGAATCGCGACGCATCGCCATGCGCCGCCTTCAATTACTGCAACTCGCCCGCACACGGGCCTGAAGGGAGCATACATGCCAATCGCTACTGGAGCGGGCGAGAAGGTCAGAACGATGCGGGCCGATCTCGACAAGCTATTTGCCATCGAATCACCATCCACCGAAGAGCTCGAAGCTGCCGTCAAGCTCAATGACGAGATCACCGTCGCTGAAGCTGAATACCTGAAGCTCAAGAGCGTCGATGATGCAAACGAAGCGCGCAAGTCTGCCGACGATGCCGAGCGTGCAAAGTCGCTGAAGCCTGTCACACGTCCAGGACTCGCCCTTGCCAGTAACAATGGCCGCAACCTTGACGTCGAGCGTCAGGAGACGGCGCTTGTATCGAGCAATAAATCGTGGTCATCCAGCCTCATCGAATCGGCCATCTACAAGGCCGTTCACGACCAGGGCCATCACAGCGGTACGGCCTATAGCGTGACGATCGATGACGCTATCGGTCTCAACGTCAAGGCCGCAGGCGACCCGATAACCACCACGCAGTTTGGCACACGGATGACTGATTTAAGTCTCGTGCCGCACCCATTCCCGCCTGCAACAGTTCTGCCGCTCATCAACGTTGTCAATGTCGGTGCCGGGAGCATTCGCTATTACCAGGCAACGATGCCGGTAGTCGGGAGTGGGCCTGAGTGGGTTGCTGAAGCGCAACCGAAGCTTGAGATTCAGCTTCGTTGGGCGCCTGTTGATGCCCCAATCGAGACGCTTGCCGAGTGGACTGCTGTCACCCTTCAGGCTCTTGATGACCTGCCGCAGCTTCGCTCGGTGGTCGATTTCGATCTTCGTCGCGCGCTTCTCAATAAGCTCGATGATTCCGTTTTGAATGGTAACGGCACGACTCCGCAGATCCGCGGCATTAACAACTTCGCAGGCGTGCAGAGCGTTGCTTTCGTCGCCACGACCTCTGCCGCCGACATGATTGCCAAGGGCATCGCCGCCGTCAGCTCAACCGGCTACGGCGTACCCAACGCCATTGTCATGAATCCCGCCGACTGGTGGGGCGTCCGCACATCGAAGATCGGCACACCGCCTGCATCCTTCTATCTCTGGGGCTCACCAACCGAGATGGGCACGCCGAATATCTACGGGTTGCCGGTGGTAGCAGACTCGCATCAGGCAGCGGGCACAGCGCTCGTTGGCGACTTCAGCTACGCGACGTTCTACCAGCGCATGGGCGTGACATTCATTGTTGGACTCAAGAACGATGATCTCATCCGGAACATCACGACCATCGTCTGTGAATTGCGCGGCACGCTCGCGGTAACGCGTCCGGGAGCCTTCGCGAAGGTGGCATTGGTATGAAAGTGGTCTCTTCTCAAACTTGGTGCATTACAAGCACAGGCGAGCGGGTGCCCGAGGGCCATCCGCTCGCCCGTTTTTTACTCGTCGGTAAAGGCTGCGAGATCGAAGACTCCGAGCTTGAACGCTATCCGCTCGTCACAAAAGAAGAGCCAGTGGCAGACCTGGAAGAAGAGGAAGACGAAGCCGATGACGTCACCGAGATCGTTGAAGGCCAGCCAGTGAAGCGCCCCAGGGGCCGCCCGCGCAAACTTCCGATAACCGAATGACTGAATCTGAAGCCTTCCAGAAAGCAGTTGAGATCGTCGCGGTGCAAGCCTGCGCCTGCGATCCGCCTGAGCTCTCAACTGCCGAGCTCGAGGGCGTCATCCGAGACTCGCAAGTGGGATCAACCTGGCAGGCCGATACCTACTATCCGCAGGCCGCCACGGTCATCCCGACAGTCCCTAATGGGCATCTCTACCAGTGCACCGTCGCAGGCACGAGCGGTGCGAGCGAGCCGGCGTTTAATCAGTTTGCCGGAACGACGACAACTGATGGAACGGTGACCTGGCTCGAAGTGGGGCTTGCGAGCGGCTACTTCGATCTCGATCAGGCGACATCGGACGCCTGGCTCTTGAAGGCCGGGAAGGCGGCGCCGCTCGTGCAGAACTCGAGCGCCGGCCAATCGCTCGCATCGCAACAGCTATTTGTTCATTGCCGGCAAATGGCGCGCGACTGGGAGCCGACGAAGGTTTCATGACTAACGGACCGTAAAAATCAGGGGCAGTAACGAGTGATTCGATTCAATCCCTACACAAAATGACTGACTGGCGCACGCAAATCTACGCGACCAACCTTGACTTCCGCAGGTACTCCCGCGGTTTGACCGGCAACCTTCGCCTTGAGCGCATAAGCAGTGATGGATGGGTCACGCTTGCTGAAGTGAAGAAGGGTTGGTCAGCGGACTACGTAGTCAACCAGGCGTCTGGCCTGCCTGAAGTCCAGATCGAGATTGCCGATCAGGGCAACCTTGCCGGCGTTTTTTCAGCCAACAGCATTCAGGCGGTGGTAGTCGAAGGCGTCAGGTATGAGCGCCGTGATCAGGACTTGATGCTTGGCGTCCCGAAGGTGTGGCGCTTGCGCTGTCAGCCGATCGGTGAAGAGGCGGTTGACGCGGCATTCACGCGCAAGGCGCAGCAGCAGTGGGCTAACTGAAACGGAGGTAACGAGTGCCCTACAACACGCATGAATATTGGTACAAGGCGGACGGCTCAGTGGTGGACTCGAGCGATGCCGCAAGAACGTACATTGCTTATCCATACAGCGCTCAGGTGCCGGTATCGGCTGTCCCTGTTGCGCACAAGCCCGCGGCGCCAACGCTGACCACGCTCACACCGTCAACTGCGGCTATTGGTGCATCGGGCCTTAAGGTCACGCTTACTGGCACAGGCTTTTCCAGTAACTGTGTAGTCACGGCGGGCGGCGTTCTGATGGACGGAGCAGCGTTCAGATCGGCGACGTCGATGGAAGCCAATATCCGCGGCGCTGCTGCGGGCGCGGTGCCGGTTGTCGTTCGCGATGACTACGGCCAGGTAAGTGCGGCGGTCAATTTCACGTTCAGTTAAATCATGGCAGTCGAAGTAACAGTCAGCATTGAAGGCGGGGATGAGTTGGCGCGGGCATTCGGCTTGATGTCTGGCGCGGTCAATGATTGGCGACCTTATTGGGCTGATGTCGCGGCAGTGTTTTACGTAAGCGAATCGGCGCGTTTCTCAACCGGCGGATTCGGCGCATGGCCACCGCTCTCTGACGGCTATGCGGCGTGGAAGGCAAAGCATTATCCAGGTGCGCCAATCCTCGTGCGCACAGGCAGGCTCAGAGAATCACTGACGTCGCGCACTGGTGCCGGTGCTGTCTATGAAGAATCGCCGCTTGAGCTGCGGCTTGGTACATCAGTGCCTTATGCGCAGTTTCACCAGACAGGCACATCGCGGATGCCGGCACGCCCGCCTGAAGGAATCTCTGAGGAAGACACGCGCGTTATGCAGACCGTGGTGCTTGACCGGTTCAAACGCTACGCCGAGCAACTAGGCTTCGATACGAAGATTGATTAAATGCCCTGGACGCCTGCTTACAACCTGGTTTCCATCGAACGTCTCGCATCCAACCTGCTTGCCATCTTCAAGCGTGATCAGGTCGCGGCGCTCGAGTGGGCAGGCAGTGGCCTCGTGCCGTGGATGTACTTCGGAATCGCCCGCCGCGTTGATCAGCAGATATTCCCGTCATGTCTTGCGCTGCCTGTGCGAATACCGATGACGCAATCGCCTGATGAGGCGGCGGTCGTTATGCGGCAGGAGATCACCATCGAGATTGCAAGCGTCAGCCCTGATCCAGAAAAGCTCGCACGTGAAATCCTGACACGCACTCGAGCAATCACGGCGATGGTGCTCTCGGCCTCGCCGATGGACATCTTCGAAGGAATTACCACGGGCGCATTCGGCGGACTTGTCTGGGATATCCAGGAGATAGCAATCAACCAGTTTCCAAGGCAAAACGCGCAGGGCCAATACCTGAGCCTTTCTCAGTCACTAGCAGTCTTTAGTTACATCGAAACGTAAGGAGGAAACTCATGCCAGTAACAGGCGCATACGATCCAGTAAAACTCGTCGTCGGACCGGGCAAGATGTACTTCAACGCGACCATTCCGGCAGACGGCGCATCGCTTTCAACGATTCTCACATCGGGCGTGCCAGCTGATGGGTTTCTCGCCGGTTATACAAAGACCGGGACGACCTATCACAGCGCCATGACGATCACCGGCTATGAGGTTGATGAGGTCCGCTCGCCGATCTTCTACAACCCCACGCAGGAAAACGTCTCGATTCAGGGGACGATGGTCCAGGTTGCCGAGAAGGAAACCCTGCTCGCGATGCTCCCGAATTACAACTTCAAGACGCCCGACTCCTATCACGTAGGCGGTCTGACCTCATGGCCAAGCAGCGCATATCCGAGCGTGCTGGTCGTCGGTCACAACCGCGCGACGCCTGGCAAGATCGTTGCCGTGATGATCTACAAGGCGCTCAACACGCAGGAATTCATCATGGCGATTACCCGCCAGAATCCCTCTGAGACTGCCTTCACCTTCAGCGGCAACTCGATCGGGACCCGCGAGGCAGGCGATCAGGTCGGGCAGGTCTGGCTTGAGCCCTAATGTCATCAGCCGTCGATTACAACGAGACGCAGATCATCATCGGGCCGAACGTCGGCCTCTGGTGGAACGTCACCCTGCCAGCGGCTAATACGCAGCTCGTGCTTGATGCTAACGGATATCCGCCTGATGGCAGGCCGCTTGGCTACACCGACCGGGGCTGCACGCTTACGATCGGCTGGCAGGCGCCGCCCGAAGAGGCCTGGGATCAGCAGGAGCCTTACCGCGTCTACCAGGCCAATCAGATGTCGATGGAGGGCACGCTTGTCCAGGTGCTCGATCTCGACAAGATGCGGATACTGATGCCGCCTGCGCTATTCCAGTCGGGCCAGAATCTCGTGACATTCGGCTCGGCCACCAAGCCGGAATTAGGGCCAACGTCACTCTTGATGGTGTTCAGACATATGGACAACCCCGCGAGTCCGAAGTACGGCTACGCAATGATCTATAAGGCCATCAATAACACGGCGTTTACCTTCGCCGTTAATCGACGGGATTTGACGAAGGTGAACTTCCGCTTCGATTCAAGGCCGGTGTTCTCGAGGCCACCGACCGATCAGATAGGGCAATTCACAACACTTGTTCCATGAGGATTTATGTCTAGAGCAAAAGAATATCGCAGCCGCAAACGTGAGCGGCTCAGCAAACTGACCGTTGAGGCAACAGGCGAGACCTTCATCGTGCGCCGCGTTGCCATTGATGCCTGGAGGATGGCCGGCAAGATGCCTGAGACGCTTGCACGCGAAGTGCTCTCAGCGTGGCACCAGATGGGCACTGATCAGGCCGTTGAGAATATGTCCGTTGATCAGCTGATGTCAGGCTTCCAGGTCGTGCGTGATCTCGTGCTTGCCGCCTGCGTTTCACCGAAGCTCGTTGCGGGTGATGTCGAAGCTGATCCCGATAAGGATGAGATTCACTTTGCCGAGCTGGAGCCGGAAGAGCGCGCAGCCCTGATTGCCTATTGCATGAATGGCGCAGGTGCAACCCCAATCGAAAACACGAACGGTAACTTGACGGCTGAGGCCGTCTCTACCTTTCCTGAAGGCGCAGAACGGAGCGCACCTGTTCCTGTTGGCCAAAACGGGTGAGCGCTTCGGCATCAGGCCATCGGAGCTGCTTTGTATCGAGCCCGATGATGCGCTCGCGCTTCAGGTCGATATCGCTGCCGATCTGCATTTGCGATTGCTTGAGAATAAAGAAGCTGAGCGAATCAAAGAAGAAATGGAAGCAATGAAGCATGCCCGTAGGTAGTTCATTAGGATTGCTGTTTAAGGTTGGCGTCGATGCCGGTGATGCCCAGAAGGCATTCCAGCAGTTGATGGCGACCAACAAGGAGTTTGCCAAAGGCGTCGAAGATGGCATGAAGGCCGAGGCACAAGCATTCGCGGGTGCGAATACTGCGCTTAAAGCCACGACCGATTCAGCCAGGCAATTAGGCGTCACGTTCAATGACGTAAGAATCGCGATTGGGCGGCTTATAGGAGGACTGACTCTTGTTAGAGCGTTTCGCGAGATTTCCCAATCAATCGAGGAAATCGGCACCAGATCCAAAGAGAGCTTCGACGCACTTCAGAAACAAGTTGAAAGCGCCGGCGGTCATATTACCGAGCTTCAGCGCAACATCGCTCAGGAACTTCTTGGGGCATTCGATCGGCTCAAAGGAGCATCAGCGGGATTCATGGCCGAGGTCATCGAGACTTCCGGCCCCGCACTGATCAACCTACTGAAAGACATCGCCGATTGGCTCGGCAGGCTGAGACCACTCGCAGCGGCCGTTGGCGACGACCTCGCAGATACTTTCAACAGGCTCAATGCCCTGGGTCGAACGATTGAAGGTCTGAAGCCGAAGCAACAGGGTGTTGGGTCGTCGATATTAGAAGCATTATTCCCGCCTCTCGCGGCAAAGCGCGCCTTAGATGACATGGGTGAGTTTGATGACGCCTATGCCAAGCACCTCAAGAGCATCCAGGAAGAAAACAAGAACTTCGTTGCAAGTCCGGCAGGGACCGATTCAGATAGCGGCAAAATCAAAAAAGCGCGCAAGGATTTGACTGATGCCGCACTCGAGCAGGCAAAGGCCGAGAACGCGCTGACGTTAGTCAGACAAGATGCCGCCATTGCCGATAAGCAGATCAACGAGGATCAGGCAAAGGGACTGATCACGCAGGAAGAGGGCGCAAAGCGGCGGATTGCGGTTCTCGCTGAGCTACAAAAAGCAGAAACCGCCGCACTCGATGCGCGGCAGAAGGCAGTTGAGGCAGACCCAACACTGCTTCAAAACCAGCGCACCAAGCAGCTCAACGATATCGAAACACAGCGCGTAGTGTTGCGCACTCAGGCAGCAGAGGCACAGCGAGAAGAAGACAACAAGACCATTGCCGCTGATCAAAAACTCCACGATGCCTTTGCCAAGCATTTCGCTGATCTGAAACAGCAATGGCTCACTTATGCTGAGTTTATTCATGACCGAACAGATGAGATTGTTGCTGATCTTGCGCGTCAGGCCCAGGCCGTACCGGGCGGCGGCGGCGTTGGGCCAATACCTGGCGCACCGCCACCAATCCCACTGCCCCCGATCGGTGGAGTGTTTGACAGTATTGGTGATGCTCTGAAGAATTCGGGCGCGGCTTTCACTACGTGGTCGGACTTTGCCAGCAAAGCCATTAGTGGAGTCGCGGGCGCAACTGAGAACTTACTTGAGACATTCATTCTCACGGGCAAGGGCGGCGCTCAGGTATTCAAACAGTTAGCGGCATCGATCATCGCCTCGCTTGCCGTTGAAGCCGGTGTCCGAGCGATTATGGAAGTCGCTTTTGGCATCGCGGATTTAGCGAAGGCTGCTACTGCTGCTGCCAACCCATTCACGGCAGCGCTGGCTCCCGGCTATATAGCAGCAGCGCATGTGCATTTTGCCGCAGCCCAAACCTTCGGAATCATCGCTGGTGCTGCTGCTGCTGTTGGTATTGGTATTGGCGCGGCTGGTGGACTTGGCGGTGGCGCAACGGGCGCAGCGGCGGGGGGTGGTGGGTTTGGCGGCGAGCAGAAGCCGGGAGATATCACCATCAACCAGGGCGGTGGCACGACACTCGGCATTCAGCTGCTCACCGACATTCATAGCATGCTTTCCACCGCATCACCTGGCGATATCGTCACACGCGGCGCTGAGCAGAATCCCGTAGCCATCGGTCAGGCAAACAACGAAGCATCGCGCCGTGACGGCTCGATCAGCCGCGAATTCCTGCAAATCAGCGGATTGAGGACTGCGTAATGCCGTTCGAAGTTTTAATGGACATAGGCACTGCCGGAATCAAGCGCCATTTCGCGTTTGAGACCTACACGGCAGATTTCGGCGGCGGCTGGTATGCGGCTGCGGTTCTCGACTCGACGCCAATCCGCACATGGGATCTCTCCTGGACAGGCATTTATCACGATCCATACGAACGGCCTGCACTCGTCCAGCCTCGCTATCAGGACGGCTCAACCCTCGAGGATTTGCAATCACGCCTCAAGTATCTTCAACGCTTTTTCGCGAGACGGATGACGAACGGCAATGAGGCGTTCTACATGGTTGATCCCGCTGAGCCTGGCAATCCGCTGAGCCCAACTTACTTTCTTGTGCGAATGGACGGCAATGTGATCGACCAATCGCAGTCAGGCACCGAGAAGCAGCGGTGGGACTTTAGCGTCAAGACTCGCCTCTCGCGCGTGCCGGGCGTCCCGCAGACGATCACGCCAGGTATTCCCTTTCCATAAATGCCAGCAACAACACACGACATCGCGGAGATTCTCACGCTACTGCCCGCAGATGTGCGCGCTGTTCGCGTCTTCGAGATTCTCACTATCTACTGGCAGGGCGGCACGCGCACCAGGCATTACTCAGACGGGCGATGGGTTGATGACTTCCCTGCGCTTACGACATTCGGCTTCGATGTCATCGACGCCAGATTTACCCGCAAGGACTGGTTTGTTGAGCTGCCACGCACTACCGAGATATCCGACGATGTCGTCAAGCTGAAGATGTGGGATGCCGACGCCGTGCTGATATCGGAATTTCTCAACTCAGGCGAAGGCACGCGCTGCCGGGTGACGCAATACTTCCCGGATTATGCCCTGGCGAATGAAATCTGGTGGGGATTCCTCAAGCAGCCCAAAGAGACTGAGGGGTTGTGGTTCAACATCGAAGCGGCATCCGGCCTGCGATCACCGAACTTGATCGTCCCGAGGCGTGCGATTTATCCTGGATGTCAGGCGACCTTCGGCGGACTGGTCAATCCTGATACGGGCCTGCCGTACTTTGACACGCTGGATAAACTTGTCCCGCCACACAACGATTGCCCTTACAACCTGCACATCGGCGGGACTATCGGACTTCTTGGTCCAGGCGGCGTCCCGTTCACGAGCTGCCCGCGCAGAGTACCGGGTGATTGCACGGCACGCCTCGGACCGAAAACCGCGCCAGTGATCGTCGTCAGCGGCGTTAAAGTCGGCGGCGGCGTTCTGAATTATGAGGCCTTCGATGTCGTCCTGGAATTCATCACTGGGAGCCATAACGTAGCGCGTTCATTCGCCAATGAAAGTGTGCTCAGAACGCCATTGCGGGTCGTTTATGGCTACCGATATATCAGAGATCTGATCATGCTCGCCTATGTCACCGAGCCTTATACCGACAGTCACGGTGCGGGATTCCTGAGAACACTGTGGGCTGTATGCGAAGGGCCGATCGTGGGAGCGGCAGCTACTTCAGACTCTTGGGCGGCTGAATCCGGGGCACCGTATGACCCAAAGCCTACGGCCGTTCCAGAGTCGGATAACTTCTCGGGTTTCACGATCAATGGCTTGCAGATCACCAACCATCATGCGGATTACGCCGGCATCTGGGGAACTCCACATCAGAGCGCCACGACCTTCTCGGATAATGTTCTGAACTATCCGAACACGGCAGTTATGCGCCTGGATTACGGGCGCGGCGATTATCGCAACGTCACTCCTGATGACATCAAATGCGATGCGGTCATCAAGGGTAAGAAGGACATTGCAGTCTACACGACGACATCAGCCTTCACCCGGCAGTACACCGCGAGTCGCGCATGGTGCCTGCTGGACCTCTATACCAACAAGCGTTACGGCCTCGGCATCGATATCTCACGCTTCGTCATTCAGGACTGGATCGACCTGGAGAATTATTGCAATACCGCGGTCAACTCGATAGATGAGACCGGCGGCGCCGTTAGCATTCCGCGCACCACGTTCAATGCCGACATCAACGAAGGCAAGTGGTCTGACCATCTGAATGATATATGCCTCGCAGGGATGTTCACTCTGCCTTATTACCATCAATCGAAGATCAGGATCGAGCCGCTTGAGATCGGCCTGCCTTCAACCGTGCCGATATTCTCCGATCAGGGCAGTGATGGCACGGTGCGCAACATCATCTTCGACAACAATCAATCGACGCTGAAGTATTCACGCGAGAGCGACAGCAAGATCCCGAATCAAATCAAGGTCAACTTCGATGATACGAAGTACAACAATCAATCAAGGCCGCTTGTCCTGAATGACGAGATTCAGCAGATGCGGGCAGGCGTTGCGGCGGGCGATCAATCAACGCGCCCGGTGACTAAGGAATACAACGCCGTCGGCACGATGTACATGTCCGAAGCCTACCGGATGGCGAAGCGCATCTTAGACCTCGGGCCATTCGAAAGCGGCGGAATCATAAACAATTTCAAAATCAAGTTTACAACCTGGTCGCTGCTCTCTGATGTGCTCGGCCTGCATCCTTATTCGATCATCCGTGTGGTTTCGCAGACGGTGAACAGGTTTCAGGAGGCGCCCGGTTATCCATACGAGTATTTCAGGGTGCTCAAGCTGACGCGCAAGGCTGATCTCAAGATGGATATCGAAGCGCAATTGTTCCCTCGGCAATACATCGCTAATAACACAAACTATCCGCCCGCACCGGCAGTGGAGAACGATGGCGGCGCAATCCTTGGCTCGCCTCAAGATGTGAAGCCGGTCGAAATAGCGACTGAACCGGGCATCCTTCATTTCAAGTTGCAGACAATTCCGAGGCCATAAATGGCTGACATCATCAATCCCGATAAGACAGTTACGACGCACAATGCCGACGTCTACTGGCATTATTCGGGCGATCCAGTGCAACGTTCTCAATTGCTCGGCACCTTCACCATCGGTACGGCTCAAAAGGTGCTGCTGCCGATTCCCACTGATGCGGATATCGTTTTACGCTGCGTTCCCCGTGGTGGACGTGGGCAGGGATTCATGGGGGGGCCTGGTGATGCCACGCCATACACGGTGAGCGCGCTTGGCATTGGCACGAGCACTGGCCCAAGCAACTTCTATCAGCAACTTCGCGTCAATCACGGCTATTCATACGGCACAGTGCCCACGCCCAGGCCCGTGCTCAATCTGCTTCAATCATTCCAGATCAAGGACGATTCGGTATTCGGTGAGAGCGATCTGACCACATTTGGCGTACCTACCGGTCAGTTGAACCTCAAGACGGACTTCAACGCTTCGGGGCAGATTGCCGTGACGACTGCGACATGGAGCGGCACCGGTTCGGATATCGTGCTTGCAACGACGCTCGAGCTTCAGCCGGGGCAGGGTATTTACGTTGCCGGTGCCGGCGTGAGCGGATCGCCACTGGTCACAACGTGCCTCGCGGTTTCTGCTGACGGCAAGACAATCACGCTCAACGCGGGACCATTCACGGCAGGTCCGTATACGATCGTCCAGGCGGATGACACCGCAGCCGTGCAAGCGTGGCTCAATGCCAAGGGCGATCTCGCCATGCCCCCCGGCTATTACAGGCTAAGCTCCTCGATCACGCTGCCGACCACCAGTGAAGGCTTCTCGATAATCATTCACGGTTCTGGATGGGATCAATCGCAGTTTGTCTTCCAGAATCACGGCGATGGCTTCATTCCCACATCTGACTTGAAGATTGATTCGCTTGTCTTCCTGGACCTGACTGTCGCTACCGGCACGATCGGTGATGCATCAGGCACGATCGATGCGCTGAGCAAGGGCATCGGCATCAGGATGACGGCACCGGGTTACACCGGCATTTATAACAACTTCGTGATGCAGCGGTGCCGCGTCATCGGATGGGGCAGGTTCGGATTATGGTCTGACAATATGGAGGTGTCCTGGATCAGCCAGTGCATCTTCCGTGAGAACAAGTCCGGCCACGTCGCATTCGTCGGACCGGATACCATCTCGCCTAACAAGCAGCCGAACGCCAACACAATCACCGATTCCACCTTCGACCAGGCGATATCAGCAGGTCCATCAGATTCGAAGCGCACTGTCACAGGCTCAATGACGGCAGGCTCGCGCACGCTCAGCGGCTCAGGCTTTACGGCAAATGATCGGGGCAAGTTCGTCATCGTTCACGGAGCGGCGACCGGCGGCGGTGATCTATACAGCTTCGTTGATGTCTTCAATAGCAGCTCGAATGTCACTCTCGCGCACCAGGCTCAATTCACCGCGTCAGGTACGCTCGAGGTGTTCCCGGTCAACGTCGCATCGATTCTGATGAATCGAGCCAACGATACAGTCGTGGATGGCAGCACGATCCAAGGCAACTTCGCAGATGCCGGCTCAGGCGCGACCAACACGCTCAGCGATGTTAATGCCATCAAGTGCTACAACTCAGCCAATTGCAGATTCATAGGCATTCACGAAGAGGATAATGCAGGTCCAGGCGGTGCAGCCATCCGAATGGAGAATTGCATCGCCATGACCATCGAGAATTGGGGCGGCACGTCGGCTGGACCGCCCGACTTCATCAATGCTCACCGCTCCGATTTCGCGCTGATCAATTGCCACTGCGTCTCGGTCAAGAATTCATTCTTCAATGATCGCCCTCAGTTCGAAATCGATTCCACCTCGAGCGAGATTCAGATCGATGATTCATTCATCGTCGGCGATATCAATCTCTGGCAACAGGACAATTCGTGGGACAGGCTGCGCATTGGCTCAGGCGTGCGTGTCTACCAGGCAGCCGATCCGCGCACTAATCGCGTTGCCGGCAACGAGTACTCGTATGACTCGATGTTCGGGCGCGACCTGATCGTCAATGGCAGGTTCCTTGATGGCACAGGCGGCTTCGAGGCGTGGACCGTCGTCAATCCTACCTGGTGTCCACTTATCACAAACTCACAGACGCGCGGTGGCACATTCGTCCACGTCAACGCGACGACGCAAACGCCTAACACGACCGCAACCAAAATCCTGAGCCAGATCGTGCCAATCCCTGACACAACGGGTCCGGGGCTATTCACGCTTGCCTTCGATTGGAACATCGATTCACAGGAAGGCGTCGAAACAACCGGCTATTACGTCGAAGTACGCCTCCATCCTTCGAGCGGTATTGATGAAGTTCTGCAATGGTCAACACGCCGTTTTGCGGTCGTCCAGGATACGTGGCAGGTCGGGCACGTCAGATGCTTTCTAGGCTCAGGCACAGGACGCACGATTGAAGTGCAGGTCAACGTCACGCCAGGTCCGAATAACGTCATCATCAGTTTTGCCAATTTCAGGATGTGCTCAGGCAAGCACATGTTCGGCGCGTGGGAGCGCGGCATCCACGACTTCGGCGGCAGGATGCACAGGCCGATCGAGTTCGCGCCGATCTCAACGACTGGGACAGGCAGCACAGATCCCCCGCCAGTGGGCGCGAACTATATGTCGATGGTCAACGACGCAGGCGCGCTCAAGCTCGGATACAACGGGGTTTGGACGACCGTTGGCACGACCGGCACTGTCACCGGAGTCGCCGCAGGCCCGCCGAATCACTTCACCAAGTACAACTCAGCCGGCACGAACATCGAAGACGCCCACGTTGAGTACGCATTCGGCCAGGTGCATTTCATCCTCGTGGGCGCATGGCTCGATCGCACCTTGCCGCTCGTCTCGGTGTATGGAACAGGCAACACGGCTCATCTCTGCATGGTCGATACCGATGACGTCGCCTATTTCGGGCCGAAGTTCGACGCGGCAACGGGCGGCTCAACAGGTGCTATCGTATGCGTTCGCTCAGGCACCGGCGCAAGCAATCAGGGGCGCCTCTACGTAGATGGCATCAATGGCAAGCTGACGTTCAATGACGTCAACACGGCCAATTCAGGATCCCCGAACTCAAGCACCTTCTACGCCAAGATTATCGGCGCAGCTGTGAATGGCCTGACGATGCAAGCACCTGCATCGTACACGGGCAACTTCATTCAATGCTTGGGTGCGCTGACTGTGCCGCAATTCCAGGTCGCATTCGATGGCGATCTGAGCTTCATCAAAAAGAGGCAATACACATGGCCATCGAGCACGCCTCTCATCACGACCAGCCCTCCCGGCCCGCCGATGGTCCTCGGCTATACAACGCAGGCCACTACAAATGCGCCCGTGACCCTCTCCTGGATGCCAATGGTGGGCGGTACTGGGACGATTCCGCCTGGAACGCCCAACCGGATCGTCAAGTATGACGCTGCCGGGACCAGCATCACCAATGCGCCGGCTGAGGACGCCGGCACTGAGTTTCACATCATGGCGGTGGGTCTTAGGGTAGACAACAACCAGGTTGTCAACACGCTTTACGCTTCCCCGGCGAATTACTGCGAGCTTGCGACGTGCGGCACCGACAACATCGTCAGATTCGGACCTGCGCTCAACAATACGGGCAGCACGAGCGGCGGGTATGTGCTCATCCGCGCAGGCACTGGTAGTGCCAATCAGGGTCGGCTCTGGATAGATGGTCCTGCCGGCAAGCTGACGTTCAACGATGATTACCTTACGGGAAACACCGGCACGACGAACTCGAGCGCCTTCTATTGTCGAATTCTTGGCGCAGCCGTTCACGGTCTGACCCTTCAATCGCCGTCAACGTATTCAGGCAACTTCATTCAATGCTTCGGCTCGATACCGCAGAACAGATTTGTGGTTGATTTCAACGGCGATCTGACAGTCATCAGAGCCAAAGCGTACAACTGGCCCACTGCGATTACTTATCCGGCCAGTGGGGCGATGAAGGTGCTGGGCTACACGACCGCATCGGGCACGCCTCAGCTGCAATGGCTCGATCCGCTTGCCGGCGGTCCTGGAACAGTCGGACCTGGAACGATCGGACGGCTCGCGGTATTCACAACTACATCCAACGTCGGCAGCAGCAACTTCGCCGAGGACACAACCAACTTCCACGTAGCCTTCAATGAAGTCCCGACTGCCTTGCACGCGCTTCTCATCCGTGCCAACGCAAACGATAACGGCGTTGTTGTCTTGCCAAAAGCAAACAGCACAGGCTACCCGTTTTACTATCAGTGGCAGACCATCCCGCCGGCTGCACCTGGTAGCCCGCTCAATCGTTTTGCGGTTGATTACACCGGCAACATCGCCTTCATCAAGGATCTGCCTTATACCTGGCCGGGATCGACGCCATACCCAACGGGCGGTGCGATGAAGGTGCTCGGCTATACAACAACGTCAGGGACGCCCGTGCTTCAATGGCTTGACCCAACTACCGGAAGCGGGTTCGCAAATACTGCCTTATCAAATCTGACGACGACCTCAATCAATCAATCGTTCAATTTCAATGCCGATGCGAGCTATAACATTGGCAATGGAACCAACCGCGTTGGTGCGATCTATCTCTACAACGGCCTGTTTATCTATCCGCGCAGTTCAACCTCGTCGAGCCCTCGAGCCTGTGGATTCATTCCGCTCGTGACGACGGCGGGATCGAACAGCGGCGAGTGCACGCGCTTCGATGTCTATGCTGACTGGAACACGCTACAGGCAGGCGATGACGCACGTTTCCAGATCAGCTCATACAGGACTATCGAATTGCACGGACAGCGCAACAGCAGTGCCGCCCCGGCCTTTACTCGCGAGGCCAGTTTCAATGCCAATAATCCCGCAGTGCTTATCCTCCAGGATGCCGATACCGAAGGACTATGGATTAACTCGCCGGGCTTTGCAGGCACAAAGAACAAGATCAGGGTGCGCCAGAACAGCGCCGATGTCTTTACCGTCAACCCACAGGGGTCGATCGTTGGGACGGGTGGAACGCGATTCAAAGCCAAGGAATTACAACCGCCGAGTGGGACTACAACTGCGATCAGCACGGATTGGCGAACCGTCATCGTTGATACCGTCAATGGTCCGCAAAATCTGACACTGCCGTCCGCACAAGCGAATCCGGGAATGATCGTCGACATCATCCACATGCGCGCGGTGCAGAGCATCTTGACTCCGCTAACAACGGGCTATGATCAGCTGATACAGGTCCAGACAATCGTTGGAACGGACGTGTTCAACGGATGGGGTGGAGGTCAGCCACAAGCGACGGTTTTCAAACTCGCATATCCGGGAACGAACGGCATCCCGAATCCTGATAATCAGCACAAGATAATCAGACTGATCGCCGACGAGCTTTATGCGATCTGGTGGTTGATGCCTTATTACCTCTAAGGAGATTTATGGTCACTCTCGAATTCAAGACACTCAACCTGCGCAACGGTCTAAAGCTGGACTACAAGACACAGCTCACGGAAATCATTCGCAACGTGGCGCCGCTCGATCCGCAGGGGCAACCGAAGCGTGGATTCTCTGAGCTCGATATGACCGAGGCGGAAGCATTAGCGGAGAAGATCGAAGCCGCCAACGGCTCACTCGAGCTGACGGCTGAGGAAGCGGTGCACCTGGCGCAGAAAGTTGAGCGCGCCGAATGGCCGTTTAGTGATCGAGCGTTCAGGGAGTTTGTTGCGGACGTGAAGGCGTTAAAGAGTCAATAGGAGGCTATATGCAATTCACCTGGAGACTGTTGTTCATCCTGGCGGCGTTCATCCTGTTCGTGCTCGCCGCATTCAACGTGCCCTCACCGCCGAGGATTAACCTTACGGCGGCGGGGCTCGCACTGCTGACTGCGGGGTTCTTCTTTGCAAGCTAATCGACTGTGAAGTAGCTGCCTGAGGGTGCATATCCCAGGCCGTAAATTCCCACTTGTTTGATTCCGGCCGCTTTCAGGCGCGTCTCATTCTGGCTGACCCATCTGCTGATTGCCGGCCCTTCGCTACCAAGAGTCAATGTGAGATGACTGAAGTAGTTGTGGTAGCCATAGAGATGTAGGCTCTTTCCCGAGCCCGCATACTTCACTTTGATCCAATTCATATGTGGAAAAAGATCATTCAGCAATTTCTGGTAGTCCGCCTGGATATCCGCCAAACTGTTTCGGGCGAGTATCTCAGCATCATGTTTCTTGACGCCATTTAGAAAAGCTACTGGAGTTGGCGTTGGACTAGCAGCCGATTTGCTTTCAGGGTTCCCGCTTGCCCCCCATAGCGCGTACAGGATTGCTATGCAGATCCCGGCAAGGGCTAGCTTGGCGTTGAGTGCGCGTCGTTTCCGGGCCTCCGGCGTTAGTATCGCAGCCTGCCATCCACAGCTCTCGCAATGCCATAATTGATTATCCCGTTCGTTTCGTTTCCTCGAGAAGTAGGCAATCCAGAAGAAGATGCCGATCAGGACCGGCGTCAGGATGATCGCAATTACGAGCAGCAGCCATTCGGAGGTGCCTCCGCTTGATCGAAAAATGCTCTTGATCGGCTGGCTGCACTTGGGGCAGCTATAAGCGGCTTGAGCCTGGATGAGATAGGGTTGTGAGGGTGGTTGCAATTGTTGGGACACTTACTTTCGGGTTCCTTTCAAAGTGGGGTTAAACGGGGTGTTTGAGGTCGCGCTTCATCTCAATGATTTCTTCGATGAAGCTATCGAGCTTGGAATCCTGCTGACGCTGGCGGCGTTCGGTGCGTGCAACCTGTGCGTTTAGTTGCTTGAATTCCCGATCGCATAGCTCCGTGAGTTGCACCAGCTTCTCGTAGACCTGTTCTATGGTAATCATTTCTTTGATTTGCCTTTCTTGCCGTTGAGCTGCTGAGCGATGCCCTTGAGCGCCAGTTCCAGGAAGGAAGGCACCGCACGCGTGCCCACTTCCCACCTGGATACCGTGTTGAACTTCACGCCGAGCAACTCGGACAGTTCTGCTTGCGTGAGATGCCGCCCTTCGCGCCATTGCTTGAGTTCATCACCAGTCATAGATGCACTATAGCCAACGGTAGATGTCGCGTCAACCCATCGGTAGAGATTATTTTCACTGGGCACTTGACACAGAATGCGCCAATGGTAGAATGGCGGTGTCGAAAAAGCAAAGGCCTGGAAGCGCTACTCCCGCAAAGAAACAACGCGACCAGGCCAACGTTCAACACCCTTTTGAAAGGATCGAACCATGCAAACTTATTCCTTAGCACCCGCTACCGTCAAGCCCGAACTCAAGCCCGTCTCCGATCCGCTCGCCGAGATGCAGGCGAATATTGATGACCTCGTTGCCCGTATGTCTGCCGCTCTCGATGCGATAGCCGAGGCCGCCGGTGCCTGGCATTGTGATTACTGCGGCGAGTGGACAGTCGAGGCGATCGACGTGGCAAACTATTCGGATGAGTTGGGCTACGAGATGCAAAGCCATTGCCGCCGCTGCGTGCCGAGCGGCGTGAGGCTGGACTAATGGACAGGATGTGCAAACGCTGCGGCGGCGCCCTTGACGAGCGCGATTGCTTTGATCAGGAAGTGTGCTCAGATTGCCAGTGGGAGGACTGGCATGAAGAATATCCTGACGTTTATCCTGAACAGGAGGAAGACGGCGATGACCGATGACTTGATCTTTGACCACCTCTCAGATTCAGCCAGGCGTGTCCATTCCTTCCATCGGCGCTGGTCAGTCGAGGCTTTCTACATCCAGCTGCACGCGATGGCAGCGCTTGCCATTGCCTCAGTCCAGGCGAGGAAGCCTAATGATGCCTACTGGCAGGCTCAGGCAGCGTTTCGATTTGCTCGAGAGATTGAGCGGCAGGATATGGAATTCACACAGAGGCTATCAGCATGAGACATCTGGACCTGTTCAGCGGCATTGGCGGATTTGCGCTTGCCGCTGGATGGGCGGGATTCGAAACCATCGGATTCGCCGAGACTGACGCCTACTGCTCGAAGATCCTGGATCTACACTGGCCAGGCGTTGTAAATTACGGCGATGTTCGAGCGATTGATGGCAACCAGTTTCAGGACGTTGATCTCGTTACAGCGGGCTTTCCTTGCCAGCCTTTCTCGTGTGCGGGGCAACGGCGTGGAAGTAGCGACGAGCGGTTCCTATGGCCCGAGCTTGCCCGACTGCTTGGGGAGGTACGACCCAGGTTTGCGCTGCTGGAAAATGTCCCAGGCATCCTTTCCCTGGATGGAGGTCGAATCTTCGGACGCATACTCGGTGAGCTGGCCGCGCTCGGGTTTGATGCTTCGTGGAACTGCGTTCCCGCTTCCGCCGTTGGCGCGCTGCATAGACGAGACCGACTCTGGATTGTCCTTACCGACTCCGAGACCTTGCAGCGGCGAGAGGTCTTCGGGGATGAACCGCACGGAATTCTATCGGGCATTCTTTCCCACGCCGACGAGCAATTGCTCAACGGGAGCGGGTACGCAGGGCCGGGAGGGCGGATTGAATCTGCAAACGGCAGTTGCGAACTGGCCCACGCCGACGATCAACGGCAATGGGAATTACAAGGGCGTTTCGAAGAAAGCCGGCGACGGACTGGCAACGGCTGTTTACAAGACAATGGGCATGTGGCCGACGCCAACGGGACGGGATCACAAGGACACGGGCGACCTGCTGAACGTCCCGGTGAATGGACTGCTTGGCAGGGCAGTGAGCCCCTCGAAAGCATCTGGCTCACTGAACCCGACGTGGGTAGAGTGGCTTCAGGGATTCCCAAAAGAGTGGACCGTCTGCGAGGGCTCGGGAACGCCATCGTCCCGCAGGTTGCCTATGTCTTCATCGCAGCCATCGCACAAGAAATCAAAATTTGCGGATAAAATTGCGGATAAAACCAATTATTAGAACCGTAAGTCTAAGCCGGTGAACAGATTCGAACTGTTGACCTACTGATTACGAATCACCTGCCGTATCCGGTCACCTTTGTCCCGCATTGGCCTAAACTGGCCTGAATAAACACCTTACGTTCCACGTGGAACATTGCCGCAGGTCAGCTTTGGCCAGATTTGGACTGCTTTTGCCATGCGATTGCGGATAATCTGCGGATAAAAATCAGTTGATGAGGTCATTATGATCAGTAGTCAGTCGCTCGGCCTCATGGATGCGGTCAAGCGTCTCGGCTATATGACGTGCGGCGATGATGTCGGCGCGAATGTAGTGATCGCGCAGGATGCCTGCCTGTGCGTGCCCGGTCGCCTTCCTTACAATTTCTTCGGGGATGCCTGCCATTACCATGCCTGTACTCGCTGCGGCCCTTAAATCGTGAAATCTGAGCCCGTCGATCTTAGCCAGGCGGCATGCCGTGGCAAAGGCGTGCTTGAATTCACCGTCGATTCCAAAGACTCGCGTCTCAGGCTGCTTGTCCGACAGGCGCCATAATTCGTGCAGCTCAGCCTCGAGACGCCTGGTGAGTCCGATAGTCACCGCCTGCTCAGTCTTGGTCGATGTCTTTTTAATGCGGATTACCCGATCGTTGAAATCGACATCTGCCCAGGTTAATCGCAGCAGGTTGCCTTTGCGTAGTGTGGTATCCAATGCCGCGATGATGAGCGGTCTGAGATGAATGCGTGGTCCCTCGCAGTGCTGGATCAGCCGCTTCTGTTCATCGGGCGTTAGCAGCCGATCACGCTTGGTCTCATTGGCTGGCGAGATCAGCTTGCGGAACATCTCCTGTGGTGAACCGTCAAGCCATCGCTTGGATGCCGCGAAATAGAATACCTGCCTGAGCACAGCGAGCTCGTAATTGACGGTGCGGATGGTGCGTTGCTGTTTGCGCCAGGTTGGGACGGTGAAACGCTCGCGGCGGAACTCTTCGATGTCAGGGCGGGTTATCGCTTGGATTGGACGGTCGCCAAAATATGGGATGAGCACGCGCTTCAGAATTCCCTTGGGCGTCTCGAGCTGCTTTTTGCCGGATACCTTGTGACCATCGACGATGACGACCGGCACCAGCTCAACACGCTCATATTCGGCGGCGACATCGGCGAAGGTCAGCTTGCGTGTCTCAACGGTAACGATGCCGGAGCTTTTGAGCCTGGCTTCGAAGTCGCGGATGGCATCTTTGGCGGCACCTTTGCTCGACGCACGTGCCCGATATTCACAGCGCTTGCCGGTGGAATCGTAGTAAAGCACGCGGGCGTAGATATAGCCGCGAGGATGGATGGAGACGCAGGATGAGCTGATGCTACTGCGCGGCATGACCGATCTTCAAGCCGGTTTCCTCCGTTTGCCTGGCTCTTCGGCTGGCTTTATTGGTGGGCTGTAAGTCTGACTATCAAGGATCAGTGAGCGATTGCGATGATAGATTTCCAGACCGATCAGCAACAGTCTTCGTCCAGCCCATGACCTGGAAGTGATCGTGTTGTCCGCGATTGCATCCAGTTCCGCAATCACCGAGGGAGGGAGTTTGATGCCTACGGTTTCGAGCAAGTCGTTCTCCTTCTTCTTGCGTCTAGCCATGAGGGGGCAAGGGTAACGCAAGATAAGGTTAACTAGTAACAAATTATCTTTTCTCTTGTCAAGTTAACCCTACCTGTAATAAATTATCCGACAATATGCCAAGAAGATTGAAGCCAATAGAGGACAAGCTGCAACTGGTTGCGGGCAAAGTACATCCGGAGATCAAGCGCCTGGTGCATGAATTTGCACGCGAAGACGACACTAAAGATGGCGCCATTGTTCGGGCGGCCATTGAGGATTATTGCCGGCGGCGGTTGCGTAGGAAAAGCGAAACATTAGGCAAGCGCCAGGCCGCCGCAGCCTAAATTTTTTTGATCGTAAGGTTAACTTTTGACATTGACATATCCATAAAGTTAACTTTATTATGTCTCATATGCCGAGGATGACGGAAAAGGAATTTGCGAAGGAGGTAGGCGTATCCGAACGCACGGTACGGCGCCAGCGCCACGATCGGCTGATTCAATATCACCGCGCAGGCTGGCTAATCTACTACTTACCGGAGGACGTTGACGCATGGCACGAGACGATGAAGCACGAACCGATCTGCCGGAAGAGCGACCTCAGAAAAGTCTCGTAAGACGCTGCGAGGTATGCGGGGTGAGCGGCATGACGATCGAAGTGCGCGAGGTCTGGCATGACGGGATGTACTTCGGCGTGTTCTGCGGGCGGTGTGAGATGAGAAGGAGGGGCGATGTGCCCCCACGGCGGCGTGCGAACTCTCGAAGTGAGGACGGGAGCGAACTGGTCCAGCCAGCCTCCCCGGCCACGCTGGCCAGCGCACGCCGTCGATAAATAAATAAAGGCCGCGCGTGCGGCCTGAATACAGTGCAACAAATACGAGGATCAATTTAATGGAAGCTTTAGCAAAGGTCAACGGTCCGACACCAATGGACGACGCAAATGCAATTATTGAACGAGTCATCGCCGCCGGCGACCTCAAGCAATTGAAGCCGGAAGAGCGGAATAGCTATTACCTGGCGATATGCAAGAGTCTCAACCTTAACCCGCTTACGAGACCTCTCGAATATTTGGTCCTCAACGGCAAGATGGTCCTGTACGCCAGGAAGGACTGCACCGAGCAACTGCGGCGGCTCCACGGTGTCTCTATCACGAAGATTGAGACCGCGACCGTCGATGGCGTCTTCGAAGTGATGGCCTATGCCAAGACGAAGGACCGTGAGGATGTGGACTTCGGCGCCGTCTCGATCAAAGGGTTGACTGGTGACGTGCTGGTCAACGCGAAACTCAAGGCGATTACGAAGGCCAAACGGCGGGTAACGCTCTCGATCTGCGGCCTGGGATTTCTCGATGAGACGGAAATCGAGACGATCCCATCGATGGGGACACCGCAGGTCGAGGCCGTGCCCGCAGGCGATCTGATCAGCCTGGATCAGAGAAAAAAGATGAACGACTTCATTGGCGGTCTGAAGATCAAGTTCGGGCTGACCAACGACGTGCTCCAGGCAAAGATGAAGGATGTCACCGGCAAAGAGAAATCGGCGGACCTCACCTCCAAGCAGGCGGAAGAGATGATTGGCGTCTACGCCATGTGGCTCGATCAGCTCGAAGAAGCAGCCTATGAGAACGCCAAGGCGGCGGGCGAAGAGAAGGAGGTGAGCTTCTGATGTCGAAGATGATTCTTGACCGCGTGCAATCTGCAATGGAAGAGCTGACCCGCGTCCAGTTCGCGTTACGGCGCGAGCTCGGAGGCCGCACGGTGCTCTCACCTGAAACGATCTATAAACACCTCGTCAACGCACAGGACGAGGTTGAGACGGCACGGATTGAAATGTCACGCAGGATGACCCGGCAGTACATCAAGCCTCAGGAGGCGGCGGACTAATGAACTATCCCGAAGAGATTGAAGGCTGCTACCTGGAGATCGCTGCGACGAGGGAGCAGATCAAGCGGCGACGCTCGAAGATCCGCGCTCTTGAAATTGATATCGCGGCCGAAGCGACAACCGCCAAAGGGCCGGATGGGAAATTGCTTTTGAGCAACGAATCGATGCGCAAGGCGGCCATCGAGAAGATGACTGTCGAGTCTGAAGAATATCCAGTTCTCGCCGAAGAACTCGGCAATCTCGAGAAGGATGAGGACAAGCTCGTGGCACGGCTGGACAGACTGCGCAGTGAATTCAAGGTGTGGCTGCTCGATCGTGAAGAGCAGGTTCATTTGACGGCCATCCATGCGATTGATGCGATATTCGCGGCACGCCAGGAGAATCATCAGTTCCCCGAGGAAGTCGAGATGCCCTTTTGATCAGACCAGATAAACATCTTCGGGAACTGATCGCCCACGCCACGCCTGAGCAGAACGCCAGGGCGATCGTCAAGGCTAAGGATTATTACACGATGTGTCTGCGCCTGGGAATTGAGCCGACCGAGGCGGTGAGGGTGCTCAAGGAAGCGCTCGAGATGGAGATGTCCGGCAATGCGGCTGATATAGGCGATGCAGCTAAAGCACGCGATGATTTATTTACCAGGCGAACCTATAGCGGGAATTACCGTGAGCCCTGATGCCACGCTTTTCTGATGAATATCTCGCATATATCAATTCGCGTGAGTGGTACAAGCGCAGGGCTGGAAGGCTGATTGCCGCTGGATTCGCCTGCGAGCGGTGCGGGTGCGGGGAATGGTTGCAGGTTCACCACAAGCATTATCGAAATCTCGGACACGAGCCGCCGGAAGATTTGGAAGTCTTGTGCGTTGCCTGCCATCGGAAAATAACAGACCAGCATGACGAATCAATCTGAAGCTCTCACCCATCTCAACCGAGCACGCCAGGCTTTAGAGAAAGCCAGCACTACAAGTGAGGCATTCAATATTGCCGACAAAGCGCTATTCATTCAGGAGCAATTGAGGAAGGCCGGTGCCACGCTTGAGCTCCTCAATAAGGCGGGTTGGCTTCGCCTCTGCGCACTGCATAAGGTCGGAGGAATGCTCAGTGGAGGTGGGCGTCATTTGAATGGGCGTCCGTCCAAACCTTCCCCGGACGGGAAGGTTTCTCCGACTTGGCAAGAGATTGGTATTCCGCACACCACTGGCAATAAATGTATCGATCTGGCGACGCTGAAGGGGCAAGTCTGGCTTGATATCTACGAAAGGAACCATGAGGTTCGTGAATTGACTCTGGCGTTGGCATTGCGCGTTGCCCGAGAACAGGGACGCGCGAAGCGGCAAGCTGATGATCGGCGTCTCGTGGCGACACTTCATGGTGGTTTACTTCCTGAAGGCATGACGGTGCCGACAATTGTTATCGACCCGCCCTGGGATTATCGCGATATTGGTTACTCGGAACGAAGCGTGGGTATCAAGCCTGCTTACGCTCAGATGTCGCTTGGCGAAATCGAAGCCATACCGATCGACAAGTTCTCAATGCCGGATGCGCATCTCTATCTCTGGGTAACAAATCCATTCCTGCCCTCCGGTCTGGACCTTATCAAGAAATGGGGCTTCCGCTATCTGACTCTGATTACGTGGGCAAAGCCAGATCCCAAAGCGGGGGCCTATTTCCAGATAACCACCGAGCATATGATCTTTGCTGTCAAAGGATCGCTTGCCACGAAAACACAGAATCGCACGAATTTGCTTATGGCTCCTCGTCCCGGCGATCACAGTACCAAGCCGGGCGAAGCCTATGAGTTGATTGAGGATTGCTCACCTGCGCCCTGGCTTGAGTTGTTTGCCAGGAAATCACGCCCTCACTGGTATGTATGGGGCAACATAAAACCAACCGAGGAGGCTCAATGACCGAACCCGATTACAAGCAACGCTATGCAAGGCCGAAACCTGAGGCTGAAGTTCGGAAGGTCTCACCCAAAGAAGCGAAATTTATTCTCAGCTATTGCAACGAGGGTAATCGCAAAGAGAAGACACACAGCATCAACGCGATGGCGCGCAATATCCTAAACAATCAGTTTCCGCTCGTGCCTGATTTCATTGGTTTCGATACCGATGGAAGTCTGGTCAACGGCCAGAATCGTTTGATGGCCATTCTTAAAGCGGGCGAACCGTGCGAGATCGGCATCGTCTACGGACTACATCCAAAATCGCGGAGTTTCACCGATCAAGGCGAGGCGCGAACGGTCAGAGATATTCAGCAGATCGAACGAGTCGAAGCGCCGCCAAAGGCGCTTGAAGTGGCGCGAATGATCTTTCTGGTAGTTGAACCGAGCCGGAAAACGTCAAAGGCAGAACGGAATCACCTGATTATCGATTATTACTCGTATTACAAGGAAGGTATCGATTTCGTTCTGGCGACCTGTGGTAAGCAAATGCAGGTTCCAGTCTTGGCTGCGGCGGTTGCCGCCTATTACAACGGACACAGCGAGTTCCTGCGTATCTTCGGACCACATCTGAATCGCAAAGAGCCAGGACTTGAGATCCGGCGTGCAGCACAGACAACCCTTGCAGAGACATTCAATACAGACTTGCGCAATTTCCAGGTGCTGATCGTCAAAGAAAAGCAAATGTTCCTCGGCTCACCTGGCCGGCTCCTGCTTTATCAGTTTGCCATCAAAGCAATCGATGCCTTCAGGCGAAAGCATCGCGTCTCGCTCTCCCTGAAAAACACTGAACGCAATCTGCCTTTCGTCATGCCGCGAATTGATGCCGGGACTCGTCAATCTCAATCGCAGCAAAAGAAGGCAGGCTAAATATCATGCGCGCCTTCCCCACGCGCAATTATTGACAGGCACCTCATTAAGCGATGCGTAATGGCAGGGAAAAGGCCGGGGTTCTATTTCTATACAGGCGATTGGATGAAGGATCCAAACCTCTCTAAATGCACGCCCGCTACCCGTGGCATCTGGATAGACATTCTATGCGCCATGCATGAGTCTGATCGCAGTGGGTTAATCTCCGGGACGACCGACCAGCTCGCTCGTCTCGGCCGTTGCACTGCCAAGGACTTGTCCGATGCGCTAGCCGAGCTATCCTCATCCGGGACTGCCCACGTTCATTTCCGAAGAGACACAATTTCCATCACCAATCGCAGGATGCGGCGGGAATGTAACGCTCGTGTAACAACCCGCAAACGCGTACAGAATCACAGACATAGGAAGAAAGAAGAAATCTGTAACGGCGATGTAACATCGCCTTCTTCTATTTCTATTTCTCTTTCAGGAGAGAAAGAGAGACCACCTGACGGTGCTCTCTCTCCCTCTCCGCACCCGCGGACCGCCCAAACTGCGCCCGAAATGCGCCCAAATGCAGGAAATACGAGTGAGAGAGAGTCAAAATCCAGATTCTCGCTCCAGGATTGCGAGCTTTATGCCGCATCGGTGAAAGGCATCAAGACGCCAAAGGCGTATGCCAAGACGGTCTGGCGTAGCGGCGAAGATGATTATGCGATTGCTGTGTTTCTGGCCGCCGATATGACTCCTGATGCGGACGCGGTTGGCAATACTGGCAAGGTCATGAAAAAGCCGCCTGATAAGCCGGTGGATGTTGCGGCAATGCAGCGCCTGGCTGACGAGCTTGAGCGGATGGAGCTCAAGGAGCAGGCAGCCGCTGTGCGTGCCGGCATCGAAGCATCGAAATGAAAGTATCGCGTGAGCTATTCCTGCCGTGCCGCGTGAATGCGCACAAGGCGTGCGCAGGTCAGCATCCCGCAGGCCGCAATCATCTCGGCGAGTATCCCGCAGCCGAGTGCGTCTGCCCTTGTCACGTTCCAAAGAAATGAAACGCATCTATCGCCCATTTCCAACCGATGGCACTGACATCTGGATCGTCGTGATCCTGATTATCGGACTGCTTCTCTACGTTGCCTGGCGGTGGGTATGATGAAATGTGCTTATGCAGATCCGCCGTACCTGGGTTGCGGTGCTCTCTACGATGCGAATCATCCTGGTGCTCGTGAATGGGATAATCCGACAACGCATCGTCTGCTAATACTTCGCCTTGTTGATGAGTTCCCTGATGGATGGGCGTTATCGCTAAGTTCACCATCTCTCGCCACGATTCTGCCTATGTGCCCCGCCGACTGCCGCGTGAGTGCGTGGGTAAAGCCCTTCTGTGTATTCAAGCCGAATGTTGGTGTCGCCTATGCGTGGGAGCCGGTGATCTGGCGTGGAGGGCGGCGTCGAACACGCGAGCAGGCAACGGTGCGTGATTGGGTATCAGCGGAGATCACATTGAAGAAAGGCCTAACAGGGGCAAAGCCCCCGGCGTTCAGCAAGTGGCTAATCGAGATGCTCAATCTAAAGCGTGGAGATGAGTTCGTTGACCTCTTTCCTGGCACCGGTGCGGTCACGAACGCTTGGTGGCGCATTAGTGGCGAGACTCCAACGGAGCAGTTTACCTTGTTATGATCTGGCTCGGCATCATCATTGGCTTTTGCGTTGGCGTGGTATTCATCACGCTATGTTACATACCTCTCGTCGATAAGGTGAATGCGCTCCAGGACAAGTTAGTCAGCGACCAGGTACTCATCGATGATGCTGTTAACACGCTGCGCGCTCTCGAGGAACGTAACGAACATCTGCAGAAAGATCTCGAGCTGGTGCAGAAGTGGATACCGCGTGAGGTACTAGCGCAATTCTTCGATGCGCCTTACAGGAACTAATGCCCTCACCGTACACACTGCGCGATCGTTGGCTTGAATGGCACGACATCCCGCTGGAGCTTGCCAAGGAGCGCGAGCAAT